GTAAAAATATTTCGTATGGGAGATGATTCTCATTATGCAGCTCACACAGTACACACACCTACAATAGAAGATACTATTAGTGGTTATTCTCTACACGGAAACCAATTAACTGATTTAGACACCTATGGTTTTGCACACGAAGAAGGAATATTAGCTGGTGGTACAATCAAAGGTGCAAACTTTATAACTTCAGGTAAAATAGGTGCAGCCACAAACGATGAGTATTTTGACTTCGGAAGTGATGGAATGATTAAAGTTGGAATTGATAATGTTGAAGATTTCAGATTCGCAGATGGTGGTACATTCCACGCTAGAGCTGATGTAATTGCTTATTCATCAACACCTTCTGATGAAAGATTAAAAGATAATGTTATAACTATTGATAATGGTTTATCATTAGTAAATCAATTACGAGGTGTAACTTATGATTGGAATATTGGTAGTAAACAAGGTAAAAAAGATTATGGTGTAATTGCACAAGAAGTAGAAAAAGTATTACCTGAATTAGTAAAAGAAACTAAACTACCATTAATTACCGATAATGATGAAGTTTACAAAACTGTAGATTATGAAAAAATCGTTCCATTATTGATTGAAAGTATTAAAGAGTTGAAATCAGAAGTAGACCATTTGAAGAAAACAAAAATGAATAAAAGGATTAAAGAGTAAAAAAATTAAGTTTTTGACTAAAAACTTGATATTTATATATAGTTAATAAAGTTATAACATAAGGAGTTATATAATGGCAAAATCAGACGAAATTAAATTCACAGATGAAGAGTTAAAATCCCTATCGGAGTTAAGAGATACTTATGCAGCAATCCAAAATGACTTTGGTGCAGTTAAAGTAAGAAAAGTTCTTTTAACTCAACAACTTGATTCTTTGGAAGAAACAGAAGTTCAGTTGGAAGCAAAGTATACTGAAACTCAAACTACAGAACAAGAACTTGTGAAAACTTTGAATGAAAAGTATGGTCCAGGTAATCTTGACCCACAATCAGGAGTATTTACACCAGTAGAAACACCTGCAACTGATTCCAGTACAGAAAAAACTTCCTAATATATAAAAAAAATTATCAGGTTGACCCATTTTGGGAATTTCAACTGATATTTATTAATCGAAGTATATCGTTCCGATATATATAATTTATAAACCTTATTAGGAGAATAAAATGGCTGAAAGAATAGTAAGTCCTGGAGTGTTTACAAGAGAAAAAGACTTATCCTTTCTTCCACAAGGTATTGCTGAAATTGGTGCAGCTATAATTGGTCCAACAAAGAAAGGGCCAGCATTTGTACCAACTCAAATCTCAAGTTTTGGGGAATTTCAGAATGTCTTTGGAGATGTGGATAGTCGTTTCTATGTACCCATGACAGTTCAAGAATATTTGAGAAATGCACCTTCTGTTACGATAGTTCGTGTATTAGGTTTAGGTGGTTATCAACCAAGTTCAATACGATTAAGTTTAGTAGCAGCTGGAACAGCTGCTGGTGGCGGAACTCGTGTTGCTGCAGTATTACACCCTTCAAGAGCTAATAGTTCATTAGATTTGGGTGCAGCTGCAATGACAACAGTTGACGCAAGTGCAAATTGGAATGCAACTACACTAACAATTAATAGTGTTGCGAAAACAATTTCATTTGATACTGGTTCAGATAATTACATAACAAAAGTTTTTGGGTCAGACCCACAAACAACAAACACAAATGTATATGTGTATAAAGAATACAAACAATATGTATCAAGTTACGGATTTGATGCAAATGTAAGTTGTAGTGCAGCATCTGCATCATCTGGTGAAGATTTCACTCATGATTATGCAGTAGCAACCACACCTTATATTATATCACAATTAAGTGGTGGTGGAAGAAAGAATCTTTTTAAAGTTAACACTCGTTCACATGGTTCGGATGTTACTTCAGAGTTCAAAGTTGGAATATCAGATTTAACTGCAGCAGGAAATGTTCCTGGTAGTGATTATGGTTCATTCGCACTTCATGTGTTGAAAAATAATCCAGGTGAAACTGATGATGGTACAGTACTTGAATCATTTACTAATTTAAACTTTGATCCAGATTCAAAACAATTCGCACCACGACAAATTGGTGATAGATATGTAACAATTGATTCAGAAGGCAAATTAACACACAATGGTGATTGGCCAAATCAATCTGTTCACATTTATCTAAGTGATTGGGAATCAAACCTTGAAGGTATTAATGAAGCATTAATTCCACATGGGTTTGCAGCAGCAACTAATCCTACACTTGGAACTTCAACAGTACCAAGTGCAAGTTTCGTAACTGCACAGACTAATACTCTTGGAGTTTTTGATCAAAATGTATATTATGGTTGGGATTTCGCAAACGAAAATAACAAACAATATCTAGCACCATCACCAGCAAGTGCAGGTTCAGGAGAGAATGCAGCATTTTCACTTGAAAATATGTTAGGACATGCATCTGCAGGTTCAATTGGGGATACACAAGAATCAGTTGCAGACGAAGCAATTACACTTGCATTATCTGCTAAAGCACAGAGAAAATTCGTTGTTCCATTTCAAGGTGGATTTGACGGACAAGACCCTTCAATATTAAAAGCAACAGGTACTAATATCGTTGCAACAAATACACAAGGACTTGATTGTAGTGGTGCCGCAAAGAGTGGTTCTAAGGCATACGAAAGAGCAATTAATGCTGTAAGTAATCCAGATGAATATGATATTAATTTAATGGCAACACCTGGTGTTATCCATGAATATCACTCTTCTGTTACGAAACACGCAATTAGTAAACTCGAATCTCGTGCAGATGCTTTTTATGTTATTGATGGTTCAAGATATGGCCGTTCAGTAGCAAATGCAGTTAGTGATATAAAAGCACTTGATACGAATTATGCAGCAACTTATTATCCTTGGGTCAAAATAGTTGATACTTCGAATAACAAACCAACCTGGGTTCCGCCTTCGGTTGTTCTACCTGGTGTTATTGCATATACCGACCAAGTAGCTCACGAATGGTTCGCACCTGCTGGTTTAAATCGTGGTGGATTAGGAAGTGTATTAGAGGCACAAACAAGACTAACACATACAGAAAGAGATGACTTGTATGAAGGTCGTGTTAACCCAATTGCTTCTTTCCCAGGACAAGGAGTTGTAGTGTTTGGACAAAAAACATTACAGGGAAAACCATCAGCTCTTGATAGAATCAATGTACGAAGACTATTAATTAGACTTCGTAAATTCATTGCTTCATCTTCAAGATACTTGGTGTTCGAACAAAACACAGCAGCAACAAGAAACAGATTCTTAGGAATAGTTAATCCATTCTTAGAATCAGTTCAAGCTAATAGTGGTTTGTCAGCATTTAAAGTAGTGATGGACGATTCTAACAACACACCAGATGTTGTTGATAGAAATGAGTTGAGAGGACAAATCTTCATTCAACCTACAAGAACAGCTGAGTTTATTGTTTTGGACTTCATTGTTCAACCAACAGGAGCAACATTTCCTGAATAAGTTTGACTTATAAAAATAAACTGGCATATAATGAAAAGCCCCAATTTCGGTTGGGGTTTTTCTTTTTTAAAAATAACTTCTATAAAACTTCAAAAACAATATCTTTCATTAACACTTTTTTTAAGAAAGTGATATTTATATATGTAATAGTATTTGAACGGCATTAACAGGAGAATGAAAATGGCCGAAATTCTAAACCAGGATGAAATCTTTTTTACCCCGTTTGAACCAAAAACTAAAAATAGGTTCATCATGTACATTGAAGATATACCATCTTACTTTGTAAAGGCAATGGCAAGACCTAACATTACTTTTGATGAAATAGAATTACATCATATTAATGTAAAGAGATATCTTAAAGGTAAAGCTACGTGGGAACAATTAGAAGTAACTCTATATGATCCAATCGTTCCAAGTGGAGCACAAGCAGTTATGGAATGGGTAAGACAACATCATGAAGCTGTAACAGGTCGTGAGGGATACTCTGATATGTATAAAAAAGAGATTAGATTTAATCTATTGGGGCCAGTAGGTGATAAGGTTGAAGAGTGGGTGTTACATGGTGCATTTATTCAATCAGCAAACTTTAATGACTTAGATTTTTCAAATACAACGGACGTTGCTGATATTACTCTAACACTTCGTTACGATTACGCAGTATTGTCGTTCTAAAATAGGAGAATAAAATGACTGAATGGTTAGTAGCTAATTGGGAATATGTTTTAGTAGTTCTTTACGCAGTAGAGAAGATTGTAAAACTTACCCCAACTAAATATGATGATATCGTTTTTGATATGATTCTTAAACCAATCAAGGATAAAATATCACCATCTAAATAAACGACCAAAGGTTATAATAATAAGTGGTTTTAATTTCAAATAGTATTCAAAGGAGCTAAATATGGCTGAAAATCAATATGATTTCCCTACTGAGGTATTAGATTTGCCTTCAAAAGGATTATTATATTCAAAAGATAGTCCACTTTCAAGTGGTACTATAGAGATAAAATATATGACTGCAAAAGAAGAGGATATTTTAACCTCTACTAATCTGATTCAAAAAGGAATTGTTTTAGATAAATTGTTTGAGTCTATAATTCCAGATAAATCAATTAAGTTAGATGATATGTTGATTGGTGATAAGAATGCAATTATGTTGGGTGCTAGAATTTTGGGATATGGTAAAGATTATACCGTAGAGATTATAGATCCTGATTCTGAACTTAAAAAGGAAATCGTGGTGGATTTAAGTACTTTGAAATTTAAATCACCAAAAGATTCTACTTTTGAAAGTGGTGAAAATAAATTTGAATTTAAATTACCACATTCTAAACGAGTTGTTGAATTTAAATTATTAACTCACAAAGATG